CTAAGAGCCGTCCCGGTGACAGTTATCTGGACGACGATTACTATCGGCCTATCGAAAGCCAACTTGAACGGAAACACGGGCTGCCTGACGGCTTGCTCGGGCGTATCCGCAAGAAGGGTGAGAAGACCGACCGTAACCGCGTATCCAGTGCTGGCGCACGGTCGGTCTATCAGATCATTCCGGGCACTCGGGATGCTTTCCGTCGCAAGTACGGTGTCAACGCCTACTCAGGGGATCAAGCCGCAGCGGAAGTCGCTGCACTCCACCTGAAAGAAAGCATGAGCCGGAACGCAGGAAATATTGAAGCATCCGTGAGAGAGTACCACGGCGGACCTAATCGTAAGAATTGGGGTCCAGTAAACCAGAGCTACGCAGACCGCGTTATGGGCCGCGTTACCGTTAAAGACAAGACCCGCGAGGTCAGAGGCACTCGGGCTACCAACCCCGGCGTGAAGCTGACCTCAGCGGACTTTATCGGTGTCGCCCCTGCTGACGTGGATGCGCGCCGTCCTTTGGACCCGAAGCCTGTAACCCCTAAGGATGTTGCCCCGAAGCCGACTGGCGCAGGGATCATCATGCAGGGCCGGGTGGGTGTTGATCTGACACCGGGTAGTTCCGAAGCCACCGCAACCAGTGCTGCCAACGCAGAGCGGGAAGCGGTTGACGCTAAGGAAACTCGCGAGTTAGACGACGAGATTGTGCCTTGGTATGCCACCCTTGGGGCGGCTATCGACAAGAACTGGGTTGCCAACATGGTGGTCCGGGGCATGAACGAGAAAGCCTATGAGGGCGATCCGGCTTGGCACAAGAAGTATCTGGCTAACATCATTGAATATGAGAAGTTTGCTAAGAACCCTGACGAGCTTGACATGCTGCGGTCTAGCCGCGCACAGAATAGCGAGCAGGATTACAAGGCCGTTAAGCGGGACATCTACTACCGACGCCGCCGCGACTGGATTATCGACAGCGGCGACAACGGCTGGGCTTGGAACCTTGGGGCTGGCTTTGCCGATCCCGTGGGCTGGGCGGTCACTGGTGGCGTTGCTAAGGCTGGTCAGGTGGGTCGCGTGGCTATTGGCTCTACGACTGCCAAGGCAGGCGCTTTGGAGTTTGCTGCTGACGGTGCGATCGGTATGACGATGGTCACTGGCGCGCTGGACTATTCCGGCGAGAACCAGACGGCAACGGACTATTTCGCTAACGCAGGGCTTGGTGCTACTATCGGTTACAGCCTGTATGGGCTGGGCCGTCTTGTTGGTTCGGGCAATGACGTATCTGATACGGCGCTGTTCGACGAGCTTGACCAAGCGACTGCTAGCACGGTTCGGGAAATCCGAGACGAGGCCATAACACGCGCGGGGCCGAACGCTGATGAGGGTGCAATCCAGCTTGCCGAAAAGGGGGTCATCAATGATCGGGCCGAGCGGGCTATCCGCATGGCCGTGGGCGACCGTCCTGACGCTGACCGCTTCCTGCCTGCTGACGCCGCACTGACCCGCACAGGGGACGCCGGGGAGGCCGCACGGATAGCACAAGGCAGTAATCTGGATCGGTTCCCTGACCCTGCTGAGCGGGCGTTGGCTACGGAGATCGCAGCCCGGTCCCAAGAGATCGCCAATACGGCTCAGGCCTCTGGTGCGCTCGACAAGGGACTTGAGGGCCGCTTCCTAAAGATGTTCGGACAGGAGAGCGAGGCGCTAACGCTGCTTCGTTCAGAAAGCCCGGTCCTAGGGCCGCAGCGATCCAGCTTCTAGAAAGCACAACTGGGGCGGGCGGGCGCAAGCCTTCTGCCGCCATCAGCATGGTTATGCGGGAACGCAGCTACATGCGCCACATGATCGAGTACGATCAGGCGTTCGACCTGTGGCGGCGCGGTGAGGGGATTGGTAAGGTAGACGCGGCTCTAAGCCCGGATGCTCGACGCCGGTTCGACCAAGCCGTGTTCCGTGAGGTCGAAAGCCGCTCTGATGACATCGCCTTCACAAATAGCAACCCTGCCGTCCGTAAGGCCGCAGATGCTTGGGAGAAGGGCATGGACCAGATGCGCCGCGAAATGCAGCGCGTCGGGACACTTGGCCATGAACGGCTAGGTGCATCGAGCAAAGGCTACATGCGACACATGATGGACCCGCGTAAGCTAATGGCCTTGGATAAAGGCCAGCGGAGGCAGGTCGAGGCTATCATGGCTAGGCAGTTCCAGAGCTTGAACGAATACAGCTTTATCAACGATGCTGGCGAAAAGGTTGTTAGAAACTTCGACGCCAAATTCTCACGGACCCTTGCCCGTCGATACCTAGACGAGGCTATGGGACGCGCCCGTGGAAGCATGTTCGTACCGGCTAACCTTCATACAAGCGAGAGTGCTAGCATCATTAGGGATGCGTTGACGGAGATACAAGGCTTGGCCCCGAAAGAGGCTGAGGCGATCCTTGGCAAGTTCTCCCGTGGTGGGCCTAGCTTCACCAAGGGCCGCTTGCTTATGGACCTGTCGGAAGACATCGGCTCCGGTATGCAGTTGGGTGACTTGTTCAATCAAGACATCCTCGGGCTGTACCGTGGGTATGCTCGCCGCACGGCGGGTGAGGTCTCGCTGGCGCAGTACGGTATCCTTGGCAAGCAGGGTCTACAGCTTATGCGTAGGACTGCTGACGCTCAAGGTGCAAGCATTGACGAGCTAAAGGCGTTCGAGCGTATTTCCTCGGAGTTCTTGAATGAGCCTTGGGGCAAGTATGATAATATCGGATGGGCTAAGAACCTGCGGGCGATTACCTCTGCTACCCGACTTGGGGGCATGGGCTTCACCCAGCTAGGCGAACTTGGTAACGCGCTTCCGGCTGTTGGGGTGCGGGCGGTGCTTAATAACATCGCAAGCGTAGGGCGGCTCCGTAAGGAGGTCGGCATGTTCCGTCAGGGGCAGGCTGCTAAGAACCCGATCCTCGACGACCTTGATGAAATCTACGGTTTCATTGGTGGCGATGATTACAACATGACCCGACTGTTCGATGCGCCTGAGAGCAACATTGAGCTTTACGACGACCAGAGCATTGGTTTGCTGGACAAGGCAATCCGAGGCGGCTCGCACTTCACTTCGGTTGCCTCTGGCTTCCGTATGATCCACGCGGTACAGGTACGTGGTATGTCCGAGGCAATCGTAAAGAAAGCCATTAGGTACATCCATCTGGACAAGGAAAGCCGTGCGCTCAAGGACATGGGCATCACTGATGAAATGCGGGATGTGTTCAAGGCAAACATGAAAGACCTCGCAGAGTTCGATAGTAAGGGCAACCTCACCAAGCTGGACATCTTTGGCGCTACGGGTATAGAACCTCGTGTGATCCAAGAGTTCGCACAGGTAGTCGAGCGCGGCGCTGGTCAGATCATCCAGAAAACCTTTATCGGGGAGACTGGGCCGTGGGCACATAACGAGTTCTTGAAGCTGTTGTTCCAGTTCCGCACGTTCGGGCTGACTAGCATCGAAAAGCAGTTTGGTAGGCAGAAAGCCAACTATGGCGCTATCCGGGCCTTCGCTGTCCTTGTGGGGGCGATGAGCTTTGCTTTGCCGATCCACCTTGCGCGTGTCCATGCCCAGACCATTGGCCTGAGCCGCTCGGAGCGTGAGAAGAAGATCGACGAACGAACCAATGCTTTAGCCCTTGCACGAGCAACCATGCAGTATACCTCCATAGCCGGTCTGGCTCCTGACTTGTTCGACGTTGCCGCCACCTTTGGCAGTAAAGTCGGCCTGCTCCCCGAATGGGTTGCAGAGGACACAGGGGTTCGCGGACGGCAGCCGGGGTTGCAGGGACTTGTTCCCGGCGTCGGCGTGGTCAACGATGGTATCCAAGGAACTGTGGGGGCTGACTTCGGCAAGCTGGTAAAGCTACTGCCGGGGAGCAATCTGCCCTTCGTTACGCCTATCATTAACGGGCTTACCCCCGAAGACGAATAATCTACATGCCCGGCCTCTTAGCCGGGGCTGGGCACATAGAAAGGAATTTTAGATGGACGAGACTGTCCTCTTTTCGGTCAACGAGTACCCCACTGACGGGGTACAGGTAAACTTTGAGGTCAGCTTCGCCGGGGGCTACATTAGCAGAGAGCATGTTGTGGTTCGCTACTTCGATGCCGCTAATGTAATCTCGGAACCGGCCTTTACGTGGGTAGACGACTTTGAGATCAATGTGGTCCCCGCTCCGGCTGCTGCCGGTCGGCTTCGCATATACCGGGTAACTCCGGCTGACCTGCCGCTGGTGGACTTCTCTGACGGCTCGGTCGTCAATGAGGCCACGCTTGATCTTAACGCCAAGCAGGCTGTGTTTCTTGCTGCGGAGGTCCGGGATGTCGTAAGCACGGCACCGGGGCTGGATGACATCCTCGCCTCTGGTGCTGTCGCCCTTGCGGCACAGGCTGCGGCTGAGGACGCCCGCGACGACGCTGAGGCTGCCGCTGCGGCTGCTGAGGGAGAGGTTGACGCCCTTCGGGACGATCTGGCCGATCCCACAGGAGCTACGTTGGTTAGCACGACTGGCGGGCAGTTACAGACGGTCCTAGACGGGCTGGCTTCTGGGCTGGCAGGCAAAGCGCCTATCTCTACAAAGTCGGCCTCTATCGGCGCTAACCTTTATCCGGTGGACTTCCGTCTGGGTCGCGACCATGTGCCGCACCCGTTCGAGTTCATCCCGGCTAACCAACACGCCGCTATTATTGCAGGCTCGACGAGCTATGACGCTTCGACCGACCTTCAAGCGATGTTGGACGGCTGGACGCCCAATCAGGGCAAGGCCGGTGTTATCGAGTTCCCTGTGGGGGTATTCGGACTGGCTAAGAAAATCTTGTTCCCGAACTGGTTGTCGTGGCGCGGCCAAGGCCGTGGGACGCAGTTGCTCGCTCTAAGCGGACATACTGGCCCGTATATGTTTCAGTTCGACAGCGACCCTACTAAGGTGTTGCCCAGCCCGCAAAGCCGCTTTAACCAGCGTCTTGAGGCTTTCGACATCAACGCCCGTATGGACATCGCTGGGCGAGAGGCTCTGACCAATATCATCTACGCTCCGTCATGGAACGAGAAGTGCGGTCTGCGTGACGTTATGGCCCGCAACGTGGGCTGCAACTTCCTGCTCATCGACGAGTGGCATGGTGGCTCCTCGGGCTTCGGTATCGAAGACCTTGAAGTCTTTATGACGCCTGCTTCTGCGGACGCGGGGGCTATCGGTCTGCACTTCAAAGGCGTGTCTCGCGCGGGTACGCCGATCACCAATCGTCCTCAGGTTACGATGCGTAACTGCTCGATCATTGGCGGCAAGGCAGGTACAGACGATGCGACGCCTCAGAACGTCCTAATCACGGTTGATAACATCCATCTACAATTGCTGGGCGGTATTCACTTTGAGAAGGGCAAGGTTGGGATCGACGTGCAGCGTAACGCTATGCTTACCGGGTTTGGCCTTACGGGGTCTGACGTGGGCGGCAAGGTCGCAACGCTGGTATATCGCTCTGGGAACCACACGGGGCGCGTTAAGCTGGATGATGTCTACATTGGCAGCGGCGGGACGAAAGCTCTGCACGACGCCGTATCGGGCATCCATCGCACCACGCCTATCTTGGGCAGCCTGACCGTTCCTTCGCTTCCGGGCGAGGCATGGGCCTCTGGCCGGTTCAAGGTTTCGGGCGGGGCGATCAGTGGTACTCCCGAATTGCAGGGATGCACGGCGGTCATTCGTGCCTGGGCTACTGGCGTCTATAAAATTCCGCACTCCGACGCCTTCGGCAGCGAGGATCAATATTACGTCGTTGCTGCGGCACATGATGAGAACGTGCGGCTAAGGGTAGACAGTTGGATAAGTGAGCGGGTTGGCGTGTCGGTTAACATCCGATGCTACCGAACCACTGACAACACCTTGTTCGATCCGCAGCAGGTCACGTTCCGCATCTACAAGCGTCCCGGCCTTTAAGGAATACGTGTATGACCGCTAAGGAGGACATCCTCCGCGAAGCTGTTGCTTCGGCCCCGCCCGTCTCTGTGGCGGGGCTAGCCCTTGCTGGGATCAGCCTACAGGACTGGGTACTCATCGTCACCCTGATCTGGATACTTTTGCAGATGGGCTACTTTACGTACAAGAGATATAAGGAGTGGTCTGATGGCCGCAACGGAAAAGAAACTCGGAGCGTTGCACGAGAAGGTAGCGAACGTACTGATTGAGGCCTTGGACGGGGAGGAGCTTCCCGGTTACACCGATCCCGAAACGGAGGAGGAGTACCCGGCAAAGCGTATCCCGCCGAGCGCAGCAATCATTGCCGCAGCCACCAAGTTCTTAAAGGACAACGAGATCACCTGTGCGCCTTCCGAGGACAACGCTCTGGGTGAGCTTGAGCAGCGCATGGCTGAGCGCCGTGCTAGACGTGCTAACGCTAAAGACCTTGAGCAGGCTCGCCTTGATGCAGGCCGGATGATCCAGTAATGGCAATCCGGGAAAGCACTGAGGCGGGGCTTGCAAGGTGGAAGAAGATCGAGTTCCTGCAAAGGGAATACTCGGAGTTCTCCCCGTTTCTGGACGACTGTATGGACCTCTTGGGGTTCAGCACTAGCCCAGTGCAGCACGACATCGGTAACTTTATCGCGTATGGGCCGCAGTACCTTATGGTGCAGGCCCAGCGCGGTCAAGCCAAGACGACTATCGCTGCGATCTTTGCGGTGTGGAGTTTAATCCATCACCCGCATCATCGTGTCCTCATTCTCTCGGCAGGCGGTACGCAAGCCAACGAGATCAGCACCCTCATCGTTCGTATCATTATGAATATGGAGGAGCTTGAGTGTATGCGGCCCGACCCCACCAACGGGGACCGGACCTCTGTAGAAGCGTTCGACGTTCACTACACGCTCAAGGGTATCGATAAGTCGCCAAGCGTATCGTGCATCGGGATCACCGGCAACTTGCAGGGCAAGCGCGCCGACCTCTTGATCCCGGATGACATCGAAAGCTCCAAGAACAGCCGCACGGCCACTATGCGTGAACTGCTGCTGGACCTGACCCGAGACTTTACCTCGATCAACTCGACGGGGCGCATCCTCTATCTGGGGACGCCACAGAGCATCGAGAGTATCTACAACACCTTGCCCGCCCGTGGCTTCACTGTTCGTATTTGGACCGGGCGTTACCCGACCTTTGAGCAGCTTGAGAACTACGGCGACATGCTTGCCCCCTTCATTCGGACACGCCTTGAGCGTAATCCCGGATTGTGTACGGGTGGCGGGCTATTGGGGGATCAAGGGCAGCCTACCGATCCTAGCTACTTGACGGAGGAAATCCTCCAAAAGAAGGAAATGGATCAGGGCAAGTCCTACTTCCAGCTACAGCACATGCTGAATACGGCTTTGTCGGATGCTGCAAAGTTTCCGCTCAAGCTGGACGAGATCATTGTTATGAACCTTGGCCGCAAGGCTAAGCCGGGTAATCAGAGCCGGTATCCTCTGGTCGTCAACCGCGCTGTGGGCATAGGCTTCAAGGACATTGCTATCCATGCGACACCTTACAAGCTAGCCCTTCCCGCTCCTATGGACACAGAGTACCAAGCCCTACAGGGTACGGTCATGTATGTGGACCCTGCTGGTGGCGGTAAGAACGGAGACGAGACGGCGTATGCTGTCACCGGGTTCCTCAACGGTAACATTTACGTGTTAGCCTGCGGAGGATTGCCGGGTGGCTACGGGACGCCTCAGATAGAAGCCCTCGCGGAGATCGCTGCCGACTGGCAGGTATCCGAGGTCATCATCGAAAAGAATATGGGCTACGGTGCTTTCACCGTGGTATGGCTCCCTATCCTTAGATTGAAGCACCAGTGCAAGGTAGACGAAGATTTCGTCACCGGGCAGAAAGAGCTTCGTATCGTGGAGACGCTAGAGCCAATCATCAGTCGTGGTTCCTTGATCCTCAATGAGGCAATCGTGGAAACCGACCAGACTGAGACGGCCCGTTATGAAAGCAATCGCAGGCAGTTGTATTCGCTGTTCCATCAGCTTAGCAAGATGTCCCGCGAACGAGACGCTTTGATCCATGACGATAGGGCTGACGCCCTTGAAGGTGCTTGCCGTTACTGGTCCAAGTACATCGCCATAGATCAGGCAGAAACCTTACGCAAGCAGCGTGAGGCAGACTGGAAGGCCAAAACCGCTGATGTTATGCAGCGTAACCGGACGACCAGTGTTCCAACCCGTCGTGGCGTATCTGCGCTCGACAAGTATTTCAGAAGGTAAAATCATATGAGAGAAGCCTCTCTGCCCAGCCCCGGCGTCGGCAGCAAATCGCAGCATCTTCGTCGCATCGCGGCTAATGCTATCTCGGCCATCGAAATCACCGCTCCGCGCTATGCGGATGGCGCGCACCCGGCTGCAACCGGCCTAGCCGCGTTCTTCACGGCTTGCGCTGCGGCTGCCACGGAAGCGGGCAAGTCGAACCTTGTCCTCGTCTTCGCAGGCGCTGGCGGTGTTACGACCATTGCTGGCACCACCACGAACCAGACGACCCTCAACAAGGGCGGCTCGGCTGGTGCGGCCTCGTATAGCTCGTCGGCTCCGGGTGTTGCCACGGTCAACGGAACGGGCCTCGTCACCGGCGTTGCTCCGGGCGCCACGATCATCACGGTCACGGTCGCCGCACAGGGCATCTACCGCGCTGCCACCGCTACGCTACTGTTCACCGTCACGGCGTAATCGTGGAGGAGCTTGGCAGCTTCACCGACGCCGCAGGAGTACCGCGCCCCATCAAAGGGGTGCGGCTTCTGGACAGCGATGGAGAACCCGTTAACTTCATGCTGTCCGACGATGGCGAGTTGTTTACGTCTAATACAGAGCGTGAGCGAAATGTCCGTTGCGCTCACCGGATCGACGGCAGTCGCAGGAACTACATACTACGGCTTCATCGACCTATCCGATACGGTAAACTGGCCGCACGACACTACGGGACGATTGGACTTCTCTTATCTCTCGTTGTTGATCGACAAGGCAAGTGCTGCGCGAGGCACCGTCTCTCTAGGTATAATCACTCGTATCGGCGGGACTAATGCTGACGTATCGTATATCGCCTCAGCTTCCTTTACGCAGAACGATACTGCAAGTGTCGAGGTAATTGCGAACTTCTCGCCTTCGCAGCTTAAGTGCGCGATTGCGGCAGACAAGCTGTCTCTGGTGAAGACGAATAATGTCGCGCTTAATGTGGCTGCTATTAATACAGCTACGCCTCTAGCCTTCGGGGCCGGTGGTGCAACATTCACTCCCGCTGTGGGAGACGCTATTGTCAGGATCGTTACGACGACTGGCGGCGACCTCCTCTGGGGCTTCGCGGCGTTCTATCACAGCCATCCCGGAGTAGGTGCATGAACCTAAAAGCTAAAGTCCTTGCAGCCGCTATGGCGGTTGTAGGGCTTGCCGTCCTGAGTACAGGCGGTAGCGATCTCATCAAGCAGAGCGAAGGAAGGGTCAACAAGGTCTACCTCGATCCTGTTGGCATCCCGACCGTCTGCTACGGACACACTAACCCGAACCTTCGTCTGGGAATGACCTTTACCGACGCCGAGTGCGACTTGCTGTTCCGCAGCGACGTTGTCAAGCATCAGGTGAACATCCTCGGGCACAAGAACTGCATCAAGTCCGCTCCGCTCACGCAGGGCCAGCTTGACGCCGTTACCTCGCTGACGTTCAACATCGGTAATGGTGCCTTCTGCAAGTCCACCCTCGCGCGGAAGCTGCGGGCCTATGACTATGCAGGCGCTTCCGCCGAGTTCCCCAAATGGAAATACGCCAAGGGCAAAGTCCTTCCGGGCCTCGTCACTCGCCGCGCCCATGAGCATTGCCTGTTCGATGGCCGCAAGGACTGCAAGTACGATGTGAAGACCCTCGTCAAATGGTAAGGGAATGGATCACATCGAAACTGACCATCGCATTGGGCATTATTCTGGCCAGCGCGCTTGCTGTGGCGGCATTTCAGTCATGGCGGGTGGGTGAGTACCGCGAGAAGCTCGATGCGTCAGAAACGGCTCTCAGGGCATCTCAGGAGGAAGTCAAGCAATTGACCAAAGTCCGTGCCGCTGACACGTCCGCTGTATTGGTGCAGCAAAACACTAAGACAGCTATTGCAGCTAAGGAGGTCAAGGACCGTGCAGAAACGATCAAGGCACTCGAAGCTAATCCCGATTGGGCTAACCAGCCTATTCCTCGGGATGTGCTTGACAGCCTGCGGCCCTAAGGTCGTCATCAAGTCAGTGCCGGTTACTCCCCCGGCGCAGCTTATACAGGACTGTCCCATCACGCCCATGCCCCTAGTGGTCAATGGCGATCTCATCATCGCTCTCAGGCAGGCCTATGTCGATATTGCTAACTGCAACGCGGATAAAAAGGCGCTCAGGGAGTGGGACAAGGAAGTCCACAGCAAATAAGGGTAGTGCGTCGGGTATGCTTGTCGTGTACCCGGCCACGGCCCAAATTTGATATTGTCGTGCGAGGGAGTACCTCAGACCAGATGTGCGCGTGTTTCCCCCATAGGGGTCATGGACTGTGTTGTCAAAGCAATACACGTAGTATGACCGTGGATCGCTGCCTTGTCAATGCACATAATGCGAGAAAGGACAGCATTATTGTACTAGTTGCGTAGCTCGGTATGCGATATGCCCTAAAATGCCCTAGGAAGCCCGTACAGAGCGATTAGCCTTCCTGTGGTACATCGGGTCATCTCTGATATGCTTTGGCGCTCAGCGGCGATTGGCACGGCCCTTGCAATATCATCTAGATGCTTTCATTCGGCCGGAATGGGTGTGAGCGCGGGCGGTATCTGTATTGCTTTACGCCATAGCTGGGCCATTGTATTGCTGTCTTATATCACTGGTACACTGACCATCGGCTTAGGTGTGTTGGTGTATTATGACACCTAATCGCACTGCTCTTGAGAGAAGATGTTGCATCTATCTGACATGGTAATGACCGGGTGAAACCAGCAATGGGCAGCCGCGCGAAGGCCGCGCCCTGATTGATCTGGTAATAGGTATCGAATGACCGGCACAAGGCAGGCTTGCACTCGCCAAGGCCTGAATATCCTAGCGATATAAGGCTATATGACCGATCATGGCCTAGGATATGAAAGATTTATCCTTAGATATAACAATGAGATAGCATATAACTAGGGCATAGATGCTGCCCTATATGCAAATTAGCTATTGTGGCCATTGCTGGAATAGTATTTAAGCAAATCACCGGACGGGCTGAGGCCTAGCCGGGGAGGCCGGAAAGCCCCTCGCAAGAGGATGTCGCTACCGGCATAGGGTGGAAGTCCTAATGCCATCGGTACGTATGTATCGTAACGGCGTGGCTAGACCGATCATGGCCTAGGTTAGTAACGGGAATATCGCAAGGTTAGTACCGTGAATATCTAGAAGCGGGATCAAGATAGCTTTAATGACTGGTATCGAGAGTTACTAGCCACTTGCCTTTATGGCGATAACCATGTGCTACGGTTCATGGGAACGTGTGGAAATAGGCTCGTCATCCTTAGAGTGCCTTAGCAGGGCGCTTATTGGTTCCGCGATCATGGCGGGCAAGGATTGGCAAGATACGCAGGAAAAGCGCGCCAGTCCCTCGCCAAAGAGGGTAGCTTTCGGCATAATGAGCGGCGCGCCTACGGCCTATCTTTTCCATTACGGAACAGGATAGCTGTAGCAACAGATGAAGGTGACGGGAGATATTCGCCCTGATAAGCCTGCATCTGTTAGCACTAAGCGCGACAACCTTGATTGCCTTGTCTGTTGCTACACCTAGCTTGTTTCTGGGATGACAGAAAGGTAACAAGATGACCAAGATTAACATGACTGATGCGAAAGCTATGTTCCTCGCAATGGTGCCTAAGGGTGCCGTGCCTGTATTGGCAATGATGGACAAGAATATCGGTTGGATCAAGACGACCGGAACGAAGATGGACGCTGTGATGCACTCGACGGCTGTTGCGTGTCTGGCTGCCTCGCAGACGCACGAGAATGGTGGACATCACTGTCCGCTGCGGTTCGAGCGTATGCTCAATGCAATGCCGCGTGGCAGCCGTGCCAAGACGCTCGCCGATTGGGCTGAGCATTTCAGCAACCTTCGTGCCAAGTATGACAAGAAAGCTGGCGTGTGGAAGGTCGGTATCCTGACGCCTGCCAGCAAGCAGCACAAGGAACAGATCGACTTGATCGCCGCGTTCGCCAAGCCCTTCTATGAGGTTGAGGAAAAGACGGACGGCGCTAAGGCGTTCGATGTCGGTGCCTTGATGGCTCAGCTTGTCCGGGCTTGCGAGAAGGCCGACAAGGGGGAAGTAACAATGTCGGCGGACGACCGGGCTGCGGCTACCAAGCTGCTTGCCTTTGCCAACGAAAACGGTATCCGCACCAGCAAGGCTGCGGCTGCCTAAGGACAGTTGGGTGACGAGAAGGATGCAATGCCCTCGTCATTAAGTAGTGGCTGATTGAAGGCTGCCGCCCACTCAGCGGCCCACGCATATGATCGTGACGTGCGACTAGCACCAAGGGTCTATGCGTGGGCCATATGCCAAGGATATGTGTCATGGGTAAGGCTAGACCTTATTACTCGCTGATCGTTCGTGATGGGCGCTCCAATACCATGTGGGGCGTACAGTTCGGTGACTACGACATTGAGGGCGTGGAAGCTGAGCAAGATGAGTATCGCGAGAAGGGGTATCGCCGTTCGGACCTGACTATCATCGTCACTGACGGTAAGCAGGAGAGCATTGTTGATGCGATGAACGGCAAGTGACCGCTCTGGGTTTCTGCGTGGGTTTCGCCACGTTCGTCGGTCTTGTCGGTGGCTATTGCCTCTGGCATGATATTGGCCGCGCTATCCAGCGTTGGCAGTTGTTGCAGGATTTGAACGCTACTCGTCCGCGTTCCGGTTTGTATCGGGACGTGTCGGCGCGTAATCGTTTGGGAGAGGATTGATGGCTAAGCGTAGACAGACGACGCTCGTCAAGTTCCTGCGGGCATGGCTCGCATGGGCTGAGGCAGATGCGCCCGATGGTCAATTCAATGCGGGCTGGGGATTGTTCGGCAACGCGGATAAATACGCCCGAACAGGCAAGCGCCTCGTCAAGCTGATTAGATCCCTTGATCGAGCCTTTGAAGCGGACGGCCTTAATGCGACCTACCCGTTCGGGTATTGCCGTTACTGGGGATATGCCCACGAGGAACGCACCCTCGCCGAAGCTAGCAGCGCGAACCTCGACGGTCATCAGAAGTGGGACAATTACCGTGATCCTGTGCGTCTTGCGTGG